TGCCTGTGGTGAAATACCAGCAGTATGTTTATCCCAATGGGTACTTTCTAAAGTGTATCCTAATTTTTGAACTTCTTGTCCAATTTGTATGTAAGCTTGAAGACCGTATCCTTTATTCTTTGTTTTATCAGATTCTTGGAAATCCCCTAACTGAATATCGTAAATATAAGCTGTCCCATCTTCTAGAACTTTTACAGTGAAATTACCTTTACCATCTGGTGTAATAATTTCTCCTTTAAGCATAGGAGAAGATTCTGATGGAGAATTTGTAATGCTTATACTAACAATAGAAGCTGGTGTTGCAGGAGTGGTAGCTGCAGGTTGAGTAGTAGAAGCAACTTTATTTTTAGCAATCTCTTCAGAAATTGAAAGAGCTTTTCTCCAACCAATTTGTATAATCCTTTGTATAGCCGTAGGACTTATACTGCCGTCTGGTTTTATTATCTTTTCAAACTCTGCTAACTCTGCATCCGTAAGTGTTTTATCAGGAAGAACATTTTTTACAGCATTTTTTATAACATCTTTGATATTAGTTGAAGTAGTTGCAGTTGTAGGTTGAGTTTGTGTTGCAGTTGCTGCAGCCAATTCCTTTACCTTTTCATTTATTATGGCTGTATTGTCCCAATATATTGCTCTTTCTTCATCATTGAGCTCCTCTTCATTTTTCAAAACTTTAGCAGCAATAGAGTTAATTACTTCAGAAGTAAGAGCAGATTTAGGTAGAGATTTTCTTAACTCTGTAATTTGCTTATCGTATGCTGCAGAGATTTGATTTTTCAACTCTGTAGCAATCCTTACTTGTTCTGCAGTGCTCTCAGGGCTTTCTATAATTTTTGTATACTGTGCAGTACGAGTATCTCTTTCTTTTTCTAATCCCTTTATCTTAGCTTCTACTACTGTACTTGGAGCAGCAGGGGCTTCGATGCTATCTAATACTTTTACAGCATTTGATACCTCTAATTGAGTTTGAGTTGCAGTTCCTCCTCCAACACCTGTTAATGGTGTAAATTCAATTCCAACATCAAAGAATGGAGACTTGTATACATTACCTGGAGAGTCAGTTGCTAAAATTACATTAGCCCCTAAACCTTCAGTTCTAGGCTCTGTAAATTCTTTATCACTGTTTAAGTACTCAAAATATGAAGGATACTCAATACCAGTAAGAGCACTAACATAAGGTTCTGTGTTACTAATTCTATTGACATCAACTTGATACTTCTTGTTCATAATAATGTCTAAGAACTCTTGCTTCAAGTTTGGAGTTACTCTTGCATACTCAGCTTTCTCTCCTTTTATTGTAACTAAAGATTTCCATCCTTTCTCGTTAGTACCTACCTCAGAGAATGTGAACTTGAATGATTGCCCTAGTAAAGCTTTCTTAAGTTCCTCTTCATTTATTCTGACAATTTTGTTTGCAGATTTAGAGTAGAATGAGAATAAAACTTTACCATCTGTAAGAGTGACTTGTGACATGTAGTTCTCAAAGTCCTCTGTAGAGATATCTTCTCCTTCATTTAAATCTATTGCATCGTTTTCATCTGCAACTTCTACAGGAAGTTTATTCAGACCTACAATCTCTCCAAATAGTTGAGCCTCAGGGTTTTCCTTAATTAAATGATTAACTGCAATTGTTCTTCCTTCTTCAGTCATAGACTTTGTAGAAGCCATTACAAGAGCAGGATTACCGTTAGGATCTTCTACTATAATTGCTACTTGTCCAAGTGTAACATTGTTTGCACTGAACGGTAGAACATTTTCGTTCTGGTCCATGAAGACAGGTACACCGTCTTTAATTCTTACTACAGCAATATTTGCAGATCCTTTTACAATGTTTGAAGATGGATAGAAAAATATCTGACCATATGTAAACATCGAATTTCCACGAGCATTAGCAATATTCTTAGAATTAAAAACTTTTCTGCTAATAGTAGAAGCAGCAGTAATCCCTTGCTTATGTAAATTGTATATGTCTTTTCTAGACAATCCAGTATTTTCATCTGCTTTATAAGCAGCTAATAAACCAATTCTACGAACCTGTCCATTAGGAAGTTGTGCAACTACATAGATAGGGACTTGTTCCCAATATCTATCTTCTGTTAAATCCTTTTTGTTATTTCTTGTTTTAGGATCTTCAGAGTTCCACCAGTCAGTAGACTCATCTACCTCAAATGTAATGATTGTACCTGCAGGAGTTATATTATTATCAGTTAGCATCTCTGGGTAGAGTGCTATTACATCTCCATTTACTTTCTGTACAGGCAGTGAAGATTGTACATTTCCATCTTCAGATACACCTTGTTCTGTAAAGTCGGAATCAATAGAGTAAATTTCCCCCTTAGAAAGTGGAGCATCTACAGGACCTTCAGCAACTACAACAGTTACTTTTGGTTCTTCAGGATCTGACTGAGTATCAGTTGGACCATCAACAGGCTCATTCATTGACCTGTCTATCTGCTCTAACTGCTCTCTTTGTCTACGAATTTCTTCTAGCTCTTCTGTTGTGGTTGTGCCATCCAGCCCTTCCTCCGTAGATCCTGCTCTAGGATCGATATCCGTTCTTTCAGACTCTTGCCCTTCAACTGCAGTGTCAGTTCCTTGGGCAACGTTGCCGTCTTGACGAAGTTTTTCAGATTCACGTTCTTCATTTATTCTTTGTATTAGTTCTTTAGATTTACGGATATTCTCCTCTCTTCTCTTAATCTTGTTTTGAGTGTTTCTAACTTCTTTTTTAGCAGCTGCTGTATCCTGTCCAGGGTAAACACCATCTACAATTTTTTGAAGTTCTACTTCTACAAGTTTTAATTGAGCTATCTCATCTTCTAATCTAGAAATTTTAGCTTGTTCACCTCTTGTGATTTCATCTATTTCTTCTTCTAGAGGAGCTTGCTCAATTTCTTCTGCAATGACTTGATCATCAGTTGCTTCTTGCATTGCTGCAGATTTCTTTCTCTTAGCTAGCTCTTTAATCTTCTTATTTAATAAAGCTTTGTGAGATTTTTTAAGAGCTTTTAAAGTCTTTACGTTTCCATCAGCATTAAACTCTGCTTCTGTAAATCCAGCCTCCATAGCTAACTGTCTTTCAGCAGCTAAGATTTCCTCCATCTCAATTAAGTCTTGCTTAATTACTTCGATTTGATTACGAAGTTGGCCGTCTGTTAGACCAGCTGTTCTTCCAATGTCAGTGCTGTCTACTAATTTTTCAAACTCTGCCTCTATCTGAGCAATTTCTTCTGGATCTTCTAGTGAGTCTAATGTTTCAAACTTTTTAGTTTTACCTTTTAAGGTATCTGCTTGAGCATCTACTTCTTTCTTATGCTTTTCAAGAACATCTTTTCTAATTACCTCTCCACGAATTCTTTGAATCTCTTTGAACTCTTCAGCAGACATGTTAGCTATAGCTTCTACATCTCTAATAGAAGATGCCTGTACAAGAATAGCATAGGTAATTGTATCAGCAATAGCAGAGTCAGTCTCATTATTATCATCTAATAACCAAGTAACTACATTACCTGTAGCAGCATCAGTTAATCTAACTCCAGTTCTGTTACCTTCTTCATCGTAGATAATAGCATCTGTAATGTTTTCATTTAGATTTAGGTATGTTCTTCCATTTATAGTGAATATAAATCCACCTGGAGAAACTGAGATATCCCCTAAAGCTGCTGCCTCTGCATCTGATACTTCTCTAGCAAATTCTTCATAGCTTGCTGTTGGAGCAAACTCATCTCTCCTTTGTAATTGCCCGTTTTGAGCTTCTATAGTATTTTCAGCAAGTCTTTTCTTTTCTCTTACGTCTTTTTCTTTTGCTAATGCAGCTGCTGCAATTGGGGGTAAAGAATCTTCATCAATAGCATTTAACATGTCGTCAGTCATGCCACTGAATTTCATTCTTTCTTCTTTTTCTTCTTGCTCCAATTGTTCTACTCTTTCTTCAGCTGCTGCAACAATTTCTGCAGGAGCATCATCAGGCATATTATCTCTTAACTCATCTGCAGTTTCTGCATTCTCAACTACCTGTGCAGCTCTATCTGCAGAGGCTTGCTTTTCTTCTTGTTGTCTACGAGCATACTCAGCTTCTACGTATAAATCCATGTTTTCTGGATTACGACGTATGTTATCAAATGCATTGACTAGTTGTTCTCTTCTTCCTACTAACTGAGCCAATACATTTGCAGTGTCTTCAAACTCTGCAGCATCTGCAGGATTAAGAGCAGCCTTAGCTTGAAATGCTTGGTTTAATTTTTCAAATAGTTTTTCGTCAGGTTTGCTTGTAGTCTTTCCAGAAACATCTACAGTGCCATCTTCGTTTAATTTAATTTCCCCTACTTTAACTTTGTAGACAAAATCTTCTTTTGATACTTGTCCAATTGCAGGGGAAATTTTTACAAGGTGGCTATATACATCATCTATCTGCTTATCTAATACATCAATATCCATTAAACCTCTATGAAGGAAAGTAGCATATTGATTTACAATTAGTCTTTGTAGATTTTTATTTTGTTTAGTTTCTTCGTTTTGAAAAGAATCTAAAAGTTTTGGGAGCAAAGTATTTTTAGGTTGAAATTTTGCTAAGATATCTTGCACCTGACGTGATCTCTTTAAAGACAATTCAGCAGTATCTTTTACTTCTTGTACAATTTCTGCTTGTGTTTTTCCAGTCTGTTCTTTTAAAGTAGCATTTTTTCTATACCCAAAAGCTGCTTTAAAATCATCTTCAGGCATAGTAGCTGCATCATCTAACTGCTCCATTAGATAATCAGTTCCCCCCATCTTATCTAATCTAGCTACTTCTGATCTAATTATTTGTACACGAGCTCTTTCTACTTTCTGTCTAGCAATAGCTTTCTGAACAGGTGTAGCTGTATCAGAACTTAGTATTTTATTGTTATCCTCTATTACATTAGCTAATGCTGTATTGTATGCATTAGACTCCATGTTTTCTAGGACTTTTGTCAGTCCACCACTGTTAATGTATTCTAATACTTTCTTCGTATTAGCTGTACGAGTTTTAGCTAATTTAGAATCAGCTCCAGCAATACGGCTTACTGCCCCAGTACCGCCACCAATGATGGCACCTATCAGTATATTCTCTAGTCCTTCTTTAGTTCCAAGTGTTCTGCTTAAAGATTCGGATAGAGACTTTGACATGTCCCCAACTCCATCAGTAAATTTATCTCCGTAGTAATCTCTTGAAAATTCAGAAGCAGCAAATTGAGATCCTTCCTGGAAACCTTCAGTAGCCATATTTCTTACAGGAGCTCCAAAAAGTCTTTTAGATCTTGTCCATGCTTTGGCAAACTTTCCATCTAACCCAGCTTCTATAAGTTTTCCACTAGCATCTCTAGTAGCTCTATACATTTGTGCTTCTCCAATAGCAGCTCCTCTAAACATCTTACCAAACATTACAAGATTGGATGTAGCTAAGATTGGAAGGTTAATAGCAAATGCAGTATTTCCAGCAGCATCAGCAGATTCTTCTATTCCTGCTAGTACATCTGATGGTATTGTTGCTCCTGGATTTTCTTCTTCCCATTTAGCTACTTGCTCATCAATATATCTAGTTCTAGCTTCACGAGCTTCAACAGATGCTTCAGCTAATGACATTTGTGTAGCTACTGCTAGTCTTTGTGTTGCAGTAGATATTCTTGCAGCTTGTGCAAGATTTTCTAATTTCTGTCCAGTTTCAATAGCTTTACCAGCTCTATATAATGCTAATTGTCTGCTTCCTACTACGGAAGCATCTTCTAATACATTAGCAGCTCTCCCTGCTTTAGATCCTAAACCTGCTATGTCAAATGCAGTATCTGCTGTTTTTAATGCTTTTGCTGCTTTTACTGCATTTGCAGCTCTGCCCATTAATCCCAATTCACCTGTTCCAAGCCACATCGTAGCAATAGATCCAAGAGTGTAACCAAGGCCATTAGCAACTTTGTCTGCCCAGAAGTTTGCAGTTCCCATTCCTTCTAATATACCAGCTTGTTGCTCTGCTCGTGTATAATAGTTAGGTAAGTTTTCTTGAGCCCAACTGTTTACTGAATCTACTTGTTTTCCAACAAAGTTATCGTAATATTCCCCACCAGTAGCTAAAGATCCTAAACCTGCAAATACACCTACAGTGTTTTCATAAACAGCCCCTAAAGTTGTAATACCAGCTTTAGTTAAACCATTTGCCCATTTATCCCAAGTAGATTGTCTTTGAGCTCGTTCGTCATTTAAGTCTGAAAACGGGTTAAGAGGAACACCATACTCACGGTAACTCTCTAACGGATCAGTATATATAGCAGATACGTTCTGAGCTTTTGCAGCAATGTCAAAAGCATTTACCGATCCAGAATACCTTGACTTTGAGTATCCTGGAGTAGGTTTTTGTCCAGTAGCCTCAAATATACGATCTAGTTTAGGTCCATCCGTTTTTTTAATTTCTTCTTTTGGAAGTCCAGTTGCTTGGCTTAGTAGGTCTGTAGATGTAATTGACATTATACAAATGTATTAATTTTATTCAAGATAACCTTCATTTATAAATTGATATAAAGTTCTTTTTTCTTGAGCATCCACAGAACGATCCGTTTCGGGTGGTAACTGAGTAAATTCAGAAAGTGTTCTTTTTTTATAAGTATACCCTGTTCTATCCACTACTTCTACTAAAGGAGCTTGTCCAGAACCTTGAGAATGCACTCTAAATGTAAGAGTGCTGCCAGTTCTTTCTCCAGTATTTCTATCTATTATATTTCTATTAAACTCTCTTACCTGCCCTTTTGCTCCAGCATCATGTTGTACAACGTCAAATGCTATTTGAGTAGGCATAGCACTTTGCCATTGTGAAATTATAGGGTTAGATACTTGAGATCCAGATAATCTTACTGTTTTAATATCTTTAGTTTCTCCTACTTGTCCTTCCATTGTAAGAACCCATTCATTAGTTCTTGGGTCGTATCCGTATCTCTTAGTAGTATATGCTTCTAAGTCTTTACCTGATTGAGTTTGCCCAGATTCTTGGTCTCTTACAGTTAAGTTAGCTGGAAGAATTTTATCTTTAAAATAAGCATCTGCAGCTTTTGTTACAACCCTTTGATCTTCAGGTGTTACTCCAGGAAGAACTCCATATATTACAGGGGAAGCTATTTTAATTTCAGGAAGTTTATCACTAACATGCTGAGCATTTATTTGGAACTTTTCTCTAATCTTACCAAATGCCTCTACCATATCTGCATACTCATATATAATCTCGTCACCCATTCTATCTTGTATCTCTACCTTACCATTAGCCCCAGCTCTCCAAGAAGCTTCTGCAAAATTATCTGAAGTTCCATCATATATAGTCATATTTACATACGTATCCCAATCTACATTTCGGTACATGTCTTTTACCCCTGTCGATAGATTTACTAATGGACGTTTTTTATCAAAAGCATTTTTAAAATCAATATAATCTTGGTCTTGAGTATTGTCAAAAGTTCTGTTTAATATCAAAGCATATTCCCCAGCTGTTTTACCAGGGTACATTTCTTTAATTACAGCCATAATGTTTGGGTCAGCTTTTTCAAGTGACTCCATACTTAATGACATGTTACCAGCTTTAACAATGTTTTGTTCTATTAAATTAGCACGTCTCTTTAAATCTGCAGCTTGTTTAAGCTTTTCCTGTCTTGCTTGTGGAGATAGCCCACTAGTTGCATCGTATGCTTCTTTTTCCAACTCAGCTGCAAGAAGTGTTTTATCTCCAGCATTTTTTAATTGTTCGTCAATAGTCTTACCGTCTAAATCAGCAGTGATTTCAGACATCTCTTCCATTGGAGTTCCATAAGTTTCTTCAAAGTCTTTTTGACGTTTGTACTCATCTAACCAAAGTGCATCATAGCTTTCTTTATAAACAGAAGTTTGTTCATAAATACCACCTTTAAGGCTAGCAAACTCTCTGATAGGCCTTTCAATTTCATCCATAGCTTTAGACTTAATGTAAGAGTACATTGAGTTTTCGTCACCAGCTGCTTTTTTTAAATTATCAAGCTCTTTAGTTACTGCAACTATTTGAGATTTAACTTGAAGTCTTTCTCTAGAACTTAACTTACCTGAAGATAATTCTGAATTAAGTTGGTTAAGTGCATTGTTGTATCCTTCAACTTGAGCATTAAAGATTTGAGGTAATTGACCGTTAGCTTGGAAAGAATACGTTTTCATATCAGCAAGTTGGTCTACGTAAGCTTTTACATCTGACTCAGCCATAACAGCTGCTAATACCTTATCCACATCTTCTTGTGGAATTTGACTCATGGTACCACCTTGTTCAATTACATACATTCCACCCTCACCTTGACCTACTTTTTGTACCGTACTTCCAGTTTTCTTTTCATGTAAGATTTGAAGACGTTGAGTAACACGATCCATAATCTTAGGATCTCTGTAAATGGTAGGACCAGTAAATAATGAGCCTTCTTTTGGTCTACCAGTTTCAGGGTCTATTTCAAATCCCTTATACTTACCTTGAGCAGTTCTTAACATATAATCACCAAGCAACTTTTGTTGCTCTGGGTTATAATCACCTTTCTTTAAACCTTCATTAAAGTCACTAAGATATTTACTATATCTATCATAGTTTTCTTTTATTGGAGCATAGTTTTGAGAAAAGTCTTTTACAGTTTTATTAATTGCAAAACCTAAATTTTCATAATCTCCTTGCTCTGCTAATTTGCCTAATTCATTTTCAGTTAATCTTTGCAATTCTTTTTTCCTTTGCACATCGGCTTCAAAAGGCAAAGCAGCTTGCATCTGATCTACAGCCATAGCCAACTGGTCATTGGCTTGAAAATTTTGTATAAATCTATTTCTGAGAGTCTCAGATATTTTTACTGATTGTGGGTCAACGTATGTACTTACGTACTCTCCAAATTGATATGGCATAGTCTTTTAAATTATAATTTTGCTTTGGTCGATCTTACTCCATTTAGCTGTCCTAATCGCGACACATATTGTCTGGCTCCTCCAAATTTAGCTTTTCCTTGTTTTTCTGCTTCTGCTTTTTCTTTTTCAAGTTTTGCTTTTTCTTCTTGAAGTTTTTTATACTCTGCAAGGCCTACATATCCTTCAGGATTTAACTCCTTGTACATAGCAGATGCTATACGTCTAAGTTCAGCTTCTGTTTTTCCGTAGAATGGAGAACCTTTTCGTTTAGCTTCTTTTTGAAGTTGCTCTAAAGTAGCAAAACGATCATAAGAACCAGTTTCGTCTGTACGAGCAAGACGTTCTTGAGCAGCATATAATTTCTCATCTCTAACAATTCCTGCTACACCTCTTGCAGCTCCACTTAAAGCTCCTAGCATATCTTCACGACCATATCGACGTTCATCTTTACTAAGTTCAGCATTAAACATTTGACGTTTCATTGCAGTTTCTGCATTGAACATGCTAGCTTGCATTCCAAGCTTTCCTTCTTCAGCAGCTAGTTGTTTGTTAGCATCTTGTTCTTGCTGTGCAATTTTAAGCATTTGAGAATTTAATGCAGTATTAGCTCCTGCCAATACAGCTAGTGCACCAGGTCCAGCATTCTGATTAACAACTGCGTTTTTCATTGCTACGTTGTTTTGAATTGCAGTTGCACGATCTTGGTTCATGTTATTACGATATAGTAACGGACCTTTAATAGCAGGTGCACCTGCAATGCCTGGAGAAATCTTATAAGGATTAAGTAATGCCGCTCCCATTGGAATTAATTGTCCAAATCCTGCTAGCATACTTCCTGATATACCATCTTTTTGTTTGAAAGGTGGTACAGGTTGACAAGATCCATCTTGGCTACGATAGTTTCCAGGAGGACATGGCTCAAATGTTTTGGGGAGTTCTTGAGCAGGTGTCTCAACTTCTTTCTTTTTCTGTTCTTCTAGTTTAATTCTAGCACTACTTCTCTCAGCAGTGTAACTTCCTAATGCATTGTGAATAGGACCGACAGCATTGTTAGTTGCTTGATCTTCTAAGTATTGAGCCATAGTTTTTCCAGCAACTACTTTTCCAGCAATTGGTTGGCCATTAGCGTCGATATATCCTTTAGTCTTAAGGTTGTTTCTAATTTGCTCAGCATCTTTTCCTAAGTAAGTTCCTGGGGCTTTAGGATTATAAACTCCTCCATCAATAATGTATTGGAAGTAACCCATCATTTCATCAGGATTATTTGCAAATAAAGATTTTACATCTTCTGCAAATTTGCCGTGGGCTGCTTTAGCTTCATCAGCTGACATGCCCTTTTTGTAACCGTATTTTTGTCCCCAGTTACTTTCAGCAATTTTATCTCTATCTTTAATAGCATCAGACGAACTTAATCCTCCACCACTAGCATCTTTTTGATTAGTGTATAAGTTATCAGCTTTATTACTCCAAGCTTGATCGTAACTGTTTCTTGTAACTTTAGCTAAGTCTTCTTGAGATCCTGTAGCAGTCCCTAATCTAGAACCTGCCATAGCTCCTACACCCATTAATGGTTTATCAGTATAGGCAGTTACTTCTCCAGTTGTTTCATCTACTTTACGGCTAGCTCCCATGAATAATCTAGGAAGACCTGCTAATCTAGCTGCTTCTTTTTCCTCAGGAGTTTGTGGAGTCCCTGCAGCTGCACCAGTGCTTGTTGCACGTTTAGCAGGAGCTACAAACCCATCGTCAGCCGTAGCTGCAGGAGGAGGAGTAGGAGTGCCTGTATTTGTTTGAGTAGCTGCAGGTGGAGTACTTGATGCTGCAGGTGGAGTAATTCCAGTTGGTGCCGTATAAGCAGCAGCTGTAGATGCAGTTTGAGGATCATCTACTATTTCCTCTGACCCGTCGTCATATACTACAAGTTTTTTACCTGGAGGAAGTTCACGTTCACCAGCAGCATTAAATACGTATCCTTGTGAAATCCAATAGTTTCTCCAATCTTGTTCTTCTTGATCTATAGGCTGATTGCTGGTATTATCAGGTGTAGTAGCAGCATTAGCAGAAGATGAGTTATAAGGAACAGGATTTAAACCAGAATTTCTATCGTCAATAGCTGCATTAAATGCTGGGGAATTAAATAACTCAATTCTTTTAGCATTGTATTCATCTTTACTACTAATCTTACCTGCAGCCCAATCGGCATCTAAAGTTGCTAACTGATCCATTGCTTGTTTTTTCTCAGCATCAGTAATTTTAGGTGTTTTATTCTCAGGAGGTTTAACTCCAGCAGGTTCAGTATAAGTAGGTTGATCTACATCTACTTGAGAAGATGGTGCCCCAGCGGCTCCCCAACCTTTAGATTTACCTGTAGCAACTGCATCGGCAGGAGCATTAGCTGTTCCATTTTGAGCAGCAATTTCTTCTGCTTTTTTATTTGCCATGTACATTTTCCAAGCATCGTTCATATCTGCTTTAGAAGCAGTTGATTTATTAGGGGTAGCATACGGAACAGGTTTAGCATTTTGCCCAGCTTTAAATCCTTCTAATCCAGTAGCTTGCCAATCGTAAGAACTAGGGGTATCTTCATCTGCTACACAGTTACCAGTTGCAGGATCACAGATTGTTCCCGGAGGACAATCTGGGCACGGAGTTCCACCAGTTGCATATTTATGGAATCCTCCATAAGCAGCAACTTGTTGTGGATTACGGCCAGCAACTTTTTCTTGCATAGCAGCAAGTTGTTGAATTTCAGCTTGTGAGCCATTGCCTTTTAAAATTTCTTTATGCCTTTGGGCAAATGATTTTCCTCCAATTTTTAAGTATCTAGAGAAAATGTAATCTTGTTTGTTATTATCGTTCATAGCTACTTGGTCCATTGTTTCTCCTTGCCCCTTTTTTCCACCACCTTCTACTTCAACTAAAGGGTTTCCGTTATTATCTTCTTCTATAATAATTCCTCCTTGTGCATGTGTTCTTCCTACAAATTCTACAGCATCAGTTCCCTCAATGGGAACTATTTCACCTCCAGGAACTTTCTTAGGTCTTCTATCTCCTTGAATACCAGTAACTCCACCATCTCTTGCAACTTGATATTGAGTAGTAGCTGAATTTCCAACATTGTTTGAGGCATAACCAAATCCTTGATTTAGTGTTCCAAGACGAGAATTAATAAAAGCTGATTGATATGCTCCACGTTGTGCAGCTGATTCTCTTTGTAAATTTTGAGCTAATTCTGTATTAGCTTTATTTTCCTTACGACCTTTAAGAGCTCCAATACCTGCTGCTATTGGAATTGCTGCAGCAGATAATCCTGATGTTGCTGCTAATACAGCCGGGTTTAAAGCTAATGGAGTAATTAGTCCTGCTGCTTTAAAAGATTCTGCTGCTACATTTCCTCTACGTTCTCTTTGATTATTGTAAAAGTCAGTTCTATCATCAGTCTTTCTTTCAGTAATCATTCCTGCACCAGTTAATGCAGCTCCAATACCTGCAGTTGCCAAACCAGATAATCCTGCTCTAGTAGCAGCTGAAGCTGCCGTTCCTACATCAGCAACATTTGCTGAGCCAGTAACTGTTTGACCAACAGTAGACATAGTAGGAGCTGCTTGCCCAACTACCATTTGAGTGGCCGGAGATGCAGCTGCAGAAACTGTTTGAAGACCAGCTGTAGATGCAGTAGGAGCAACAACTGCCCCTGTATTATATGCATAAGGAAGAGCATTAGTAGCTGCAACCTCTGTCATTTTAGTAACTCCTGGAGTAATTTCTGGGGTACCTCTTCTAAAAAATCTTCCTAAATCTCCAGTTCTGCTGTCTTTTATTCCAGCATCTAATAAACTTTGTGCTGTGTTTTTTGCAAATTGCTCATTCTGTTGTTTAACCTGCTCTTCTGCAATTCTTTTATTTTCAAGCTCTTGCATTCTAGTTCTAGCTAGTGCATTGGTACTTGCATCTAATCTATCTTCGGCAGCTCCGGCCTCAACCTGTCCTAAGTAATATGGAGTTTGTTTCATCTGTGCTACAGATCCCATATTAGAACCACCTTGAAGATACTTTTTAGGTTGATTTACTTTCTTAAGTTGTTTCTTTGCCATAGTGGTTATCGGTTAGAGATTCTGTAAGCAGCTTTAGCCGTATACAAATTTATCAAATTTTTAGCTTGGTTGTTAGAAATTAAACGGATTCCTAAGAATTTGTCTACAAACTTTCTTTGCTCATACCAAGGCTTATTAGCATTTAAGTAATTAGTATTAATTATTCCCTCAGACAAGAACATAGTTTCTGTGTTTGAAGTTGTGTACGTTCCAGTGTACAAATCTCCATGAACATTGATTTGCCCTTGTGCAAGATTAGTATTAAAGTTAATTGCAGATAAGTCACGGAAAGCATTAGTAACCCAAGAGTTATCGACCTTACGAATGTTTGATAAGTAAGAGAATGTTACTTCCCCTGAGTTTTGAGTTGTGTTGTAAACGTAGAAGCTTGTAAATCCAGTATCAAATCTATTGTCAAATTGACGTAAACTTGTTGCTTCTTTTTTGAATATGTCTGCAACGTATGAAATAGAAGTGAAGATTTTATTTACAGCTTTTGTGGAAGAAACAGCACCTGTAGTAGTTGTAGTAGTCTCTCCAGTATATATAAACTCAAATTCAAAGTTAGAAAGCTGACCGTAAAAATTACCAGGGTTACTGTAATTATCATGTACATAAATATCTTGACCATTCTCCGGGTCAAAGCTGAACAAATCATGTGAATTGAATGCATACAATGGTGGTATGTATGAGTGACGACTAGCCCATACTGTGAAGTCGTTAGAAAATGATAATGTCCAGCCACCTTTTTGGAAGTAGTTTCCTTCAACAATTCCAATAACTTTTGTAGTTTTCTTGTCAATGAAACTATTAGTAGCTGGATTATAATAAATATTTCCACTGTTAAACTGATTTATGAATAATGTTGTTGGTATCAATTCTCGTTTAGTTACCAATGTACGTTTGAACAATGGGTCATATGTCACTAAAAATCCAAATCTTCCTGTAGGAGCATCTAAATTAATGTCTGTGTCATCTAGGTCTACTCCATATCCTTCTAAAGCAAATGGAATAAAGTCACGGCTCCAAGTTCCTAATCCTATATCACTAAGCTCTAAAGGCTTTTGGTTCATTAAAAATATTTTACGAGACTTTCTTGATACAAATACATAACCATCTTTTGTAACTAAAGACCCTAATTTATTATAACTTCCAAAGTGACCTTCCAAAGACTGAATGATTTCATCAGGCTCTTGAGCAAATAAGTCTCCAGATCCAATGTAAGCTTGAGTAGTATCTCCAAGTTCCATTGTTTGCTTACCTTTAGTTCTGAATAAACTTCTTTCTGTGTGTATCCACAACAAGCTGTTCATTGCAAAGACATTGGTAATCTGACCTTTATTCTGAGCAAAATCTTTATATTCTAATGCTAAGAAGTAGTGGTAAGTATCATTAAAGTTACCGTCTTGTATATTAGATCTAATTACACGATTAGGGTAAAGGTTAGTAGATCTTTCTTTTTTAGGGAATGGTACTGTAACTCTTTTATCTTGTAAAGCAGAATACTGATCTTCATAAAGAAGATTGTCCATTTTAGTTAAGTCGTAAAGAGGAGATTTGTAAAGTACATCTGCTGCAGTAAACTTATCAAAATAAACTGAAGATGCTGGACTTACTCCTTTTTCCACATCCCCACAATGACGGAAGTTAATGTTGTCATCAGATTCTACAATGAACTGATATAGAGTTGTATCTGGATTTACATTACCTCTCTGCCAGTTATTTACTTGTGCAATTGTAGCCTCTCTTTGATCTTCATTTCCATCCTCTAAAACAGGTTCAGTACCTGTTCTACCAGTATACATATTAAACGGGATATCTCCGTAGATTGAATTAATGAAATCTCCAGGCTCTTGGTTAACTCCTTTTTTGAAGTAAGTCAGTGCAAAACTTTGAGCAGTAGTTCTGTATCCGTATCTAGCAATATAAGTATCTCCTCCAAATATATCATCACTACTTGCACCTACGTAAAAGTTTTTACCTGTTACAGAATCAACTCCTGTAGTTGTATTTACATTTAATAGTGACTCATAATATCCAGTCGACACAAGTTGCTGCTGATCAAATGGCTCAAATACATCTGTTTTTGTAGAACATAAGTTTGCCAAGTAAACATTTGGACGGCCATAAGCAATAGGAACTTTAGAAATAAATGAATTATCTAATGTATCCCAAGCTTGACTGTAATATCCATATAATGCAGGTAGTCCAGAAGTAAGACCAAGTGTAATATTACTTTCTCCACTATTATTAACAATATAACTAGCACCTTTAAATGCAGTTGAAGATATGTTTTTAAGGAATGTTAATCCTTGTACATATGTTGCACTTTCAGGGGCGACGGTAAATATTGTCTGCAAGTTTGATAGTAACTCTTGGTTTGGAAAAGATTTAGAATCTACTCCAGTAGTTCCAGGCACACTGTACTGAGCTCCAATTAAAATATTACCGTGCATTTCAGTTGGGCCCCAAACATCGTAATCGGCTGCAGCAGGATCTGGTTGATCAAAGTTAATTGTATTCCCTAAATCAGGATGAATCCAAGCATGCTCGTCATCTCCGTGACCTGCTCTGAATGTAGCAAATACATCTCCGTATCCAGAAATATTTTGTAATTGAGCTCCTTTATATCTTCCCTCCCAGTTTTGCATAGTAACTACATACTGCACATCTATGTGAGTAACTGTAGCTAGTGTATGCTTTTTACGAAGAAGATTAAAATCATGAAATTTAAATACAGAATGTGATACGTAATCTGTATCTATCCATAAAGCATCTTTTTGAGTTAAACCTCCTTTTTGTGGAGAACCTGTTAAATACCAAAGATTAAAGAATGGTCCTTTAGTAGCATCTATTGTATTTTGTGAAAGGTTACCAGCAAGTATAGCATTAGCTGGATGCATTCCACTTTGACCTATGACAGTTTTATTTCCTTGAGTTCTTTTTGCATAGTACACTTTATAACCTTGTACTTGCTCTAGAATGAACTTAGGGATGTTGATATTTCTTAACTTAATTCCTAGAATTCTTACTTGCTCTTTAAATTCTACTTCTCCATTATCGTTGGTATCAAATGCAATTCCAGGATTAGAGAAATCTTGATCTCTAACAATATAAGAGAAATAGTCATTGTGATTAGATGGCATCTTATGATGTCTAACATTTAATCCTCTTAAACTACCAGTCTGTACTGGATTTCCTAACGAGTCTGCCTCCCATACATCAAAGTCATCTGTGTTAGGATAGAACTCATTTTGGTTCTCCCAATATCCAGTTGTACTCATTATTGCAGGGAATACAGAAGTATCTAAATATTGATAGATTCTAGCATTAGGATCAGCAGCCATTACCTCACCTGCATTAAATCCTATCGTAGATGGTGTAGAGGGAAATGCAATGTTTTCATAAACATCTTTTCCAGGAATTATTGATTTAAAGTTTCTTCCTGGAATGTGATAAGCAAATGTTTCTCCACCGTCTTTTAGAATGAACGATATGTAAAAAGAATATACCTCTCCTCTACGGTAGGACTTCTTTTTAAATAATAATTCTTCTACATCTCTATAACCTTTACTTGTATTCTCTTGTACAGGTCTTATTATAGAGTCTATATAAGGATATATTCTACCTAATGAGTACCCATCAGGATTGATGATTTTTGTGTACCCTTCATTAAGATTGAATACATCGTATTTTCTAGGGTCAAATGGGGTATCTATTAATTCTGCTACAGCGTCTAATTGGATACTATTTGCAAATCTTTGAAATCCTAAATCTTTACGTGCAGTTAAATTAGCTGCATACATTCTATTATCTAATTGAGTAATAGCTTTTGCAGTTAAGTATTTAACTTTATCAATTACTGCTTCTTGAATAGATGATTGGGCAGCATTTTCCAAACCACTGTAAACAACTTCTACTTCATTTGGAAGAAGACTTCCAACAGCTTCTGTATTCACTTCTACTGGCTCTAGTTTATATGCAAATTCTGCCTCCCCAATTCTTTGAATAACATAAGGTACAACGTATTTGTAATCAGAATTTACATTATATAAAGTCCATCGAATTGACTTATTAGTTTGAAACTCATTAGGAGATCCACTGATAATTTCTCTGGGGATTGTGTCTTCAGGGGATGGGACAATGTAAACAGGGTTTGATAAAGTGAGAACGTTAGTCTCTGTAAAGTCTTTGTCTGCATAAGCTACTCCTAAAAAATAAGTTCCACTTTCAATTCCACCACCTTGTAGAATTCTGACTGATTTGAATTCAGGGATTCTTCCAGAATCTAAGAATAGATTAAGTGTTGAGATATTAAAAGATGTGTCTGAGTAAAGTTTAGACGGCACCCCAGGAGGAGTTCCTTCTAAATATTCTAACTGCCTAGTTACATTAAATACTCGTGGAGGATTATATTCACTAATATATTTAATATTTGTAGCAGGCTCAGTAGTTTCTGTGTACTTGTTGTCTGTAAAATAAACTATAACTTCACCTGTTGGTGAAATTCTGTACTCTCCAGTAATAGGGTGTTCTAAATCAAAGTTTAAATCTCCGATTGCACTACCAGGATTTGTAACAAGTAATGGAGTTACAACATTTGTAATTGGGTTGACATTAAAAATAGCAGAGTATGGAAACCCTACTACTGTATTGTCTACTCCAAATATAATGAATGTATCATCGGGCAGAGCTATCTGACCATTAGGCTCAAATGACTGAGTAAGTATTTTAAGGCTTTCAACAAAAGTATTACCATGCTCACTAGTAACTGCTCCTTTATCGGAGTCAATTGCTGCATTCAAAGCATCTCTATAAGTACCGTCGATCTGATCAATTCGACCGGTATCTTTATTCATTCCTTTAATAAACTTCTCTGCCTGTCCTGCCATTGCTCTTAATTATTAATAGTATCCTCTTCCGTATGATCCACGGTTCAATTCTTCTCTTGATCCTAAGTTTTCGAAGAAGTTTGCATGTCTGTTCAAGTTTGGGATAAGTCTTACCCACTGGTTCATGAACGATTCGTACTTGTCGATGCTTGGGAAAACAGCTGCATTTCTTGCTTGAGTGCAATAGAATCTCCATTTGTTGTCAGCAAAATCATAGCCAATTCCATTCATAGATGGGACGTATCCCCCTAACAACATTTGTTTGTAAATGTACCAGAACATAGCTTCTTTGTAGCTAATGTTGTCTGGAACCATTGGGTAACAGTCCTCATCTGTTGGAAAAGCAGTATAGCTTAAACAAATGAATCCATCTTGAAATGAAGTCTTAATATAATCCCCATCTACAACGTAAGTCTCTTTTGATTTAGCAAATTGGTTTGAACATTTATCACAGTGGATATGTCCAGGGAATGTGCTAGTACCGTATTGAAGTGGAGTTAATGGCTGTGCAGCATTCATGTAGATGTTTTCTACAACTGAAAGTCTTGCATTGATTTCACGAAGTTGATAGTTGTACCCAATCTTATCGTTAGGGTTAGCTTCAATAAACTCATTGAGAGTTTTAACTTCAGCCAATAGCTCAGTTAGTTCAGTAGAAACTGATGGATTAGCTGCATTGTTTACAGCAACTTGATTAATAAAGTAAAGATCGTTAGGCATAATTGCCTTCCAATCTTTGATTTGAAGAACACACCCTTTAGTGACAAGTTGAGCAGCAGCTCCAATATGTTCAAGGGCTTCCCCAATCCATTCAACGGAATCATCGATCCAGTTATCTCCAGGAGGTTTTAAGTCCCTCATAACCTTACGGATGATTGCTTTACTAGATACAAGTTTGTAGATCATCGTTTCTTAAATTTCAAATATGCTATATCGTTTGTTTTTAGCAGTGCTATCAACTTCTCTTTGTTTCCCTTCTTGCCTCTAGTGGCGTCAAATCTGTAAGCAGACTTGTTCTTCACTTTAGCTTTGTATTTACTCCAATGATACTTACAGTAGTATTTATCAGTGTAATAAACTTGCCACTTCTCTCCTTCTCCTGTTGCACTATCGTACAACTTTACTCCTTTCTCAATAAGTTCTTTTTTGTACTTATTGGTTTCTGCCCAGTCTACTGTCAGGTTTCTTGGGTCCCGTTCTACTCTTTTAATCGATAATGTTCCGAGATTACTTTGCATGTTAAACTCATACCCGTCAAGGAGAGCTTCAACTATTGCTAGGTTAAACTCGGAACATATATCAGAAAACGTGTTGAAACTTATTTCGTCTTCAGTTTCAGTTATGTAGTCTTTATGAACGGCTTTTAAAGTGTGTGATTTGGCTTGCATTCAATCAACACTTTTTGCCACCCATTTTCTTTTTACCTGCAGCAGCCATAGCTTGGAAACGTGATTTACCATATTTCTTACGACCAACAGATGCAGCAATAGCTTCAGCAGAATCTTCAGATTTTCCTTCTTTCTTTAATCCTGAAACCATCTTAGCAAATCTTCCACCACCACCTGGCTCCATTGTTTTCTTACCACCTTTCTTGTACATCTTTCCACCCATCATCTTTTCTTTTCCTTCCTCTCCTTTTAATCTTCCTTTTAGTACATCACCAAAAGTTATCTCATTATCTCCATTAAGATCTGGAAATCCACCTTTTTTGTATTGTTTAATACCCCCAGTTCTTTGTCTAATTCTGCTTTTACTTGCTCTTTCTGCTTCTTCTTTTTTTAATTGAGCATCAATTTCTTCCGTCTTTTTTTGCTGAGCAGCTTTCTTAGCCTCCTCTTTCTTAACGTATTCAGCATTAGCTTTGTCAACCTCTCGATTTCCTTTTTCTATTCTTTGAGCTTGAGCAAGTTGCCAAGATGGTTTAGAAGGACCTGTTGGTTTAGGGGCAGTGCTTACTGAAGTGTTATCTGAAGCAGCAGTAATATTTGCTTGTTTAAGAGGATTTCCGGTTTTACGACCACCAGCTTCATAGCTCTTCTTACCAGCCATAGTAGCTTTGCCCTCTGCACGGTTTTGACGGCCAGTAGCTTCCATACCTGTTTCAATTTTTCCACCTAACTTCTTTTCGTTAGCTTTTTGAACAGCTTTTTTAGCAGCAGAATTAGCATTCATTACTTTAGTATTTAAATTTTCTAAAGATTCTGAAGAAGTAGTTTTGAAGCTAGCAGCTTTATCGAAATCTTTGTTAGCTTTATTAGCTGCTGCAGTATAATAAAGAGCATTGGAAGTATCTTTTACTTTATCAAATAATCCTTTACCAGGACCCCCAGTTTCGTATTTTCTAGCTCCACCCATTCCCATTTTAGGTGCTCCAAATGCAAGTTCTTTGCTTTCTTCCATGAAAGATTCTCCCTCTCTACGGGCTTCTTTCATTACTTTCTTTTTAGAGGTCTTGCCTCCAGCTTTATACATTGATTTCATGTTTTCTTCTTTTTTAATTTTAGATTCTTGCTTAAGCATTTCTTTAGTAGGCTCTTTGCCAGAACCTTTATTTTTACGGATATTATCCCAAAGTCCTCTCTTAGAGTATGAACCGTCTTTTCTTTTAATTAGCTTGCTCATCTTCTTTTGGTTTATTTAGCATTTGTCTTTCTTGACGTGCTTTAAGTGCTCTTTCAACATTGAACCAAATTAGGGTTATACCCCCTATAATTCCAATGATCCAAGTTATACTGTTTGTGAACATTGCATAAGATATTGTAGCCCATGCTACATTTAATCCTGCCCATTCTCCGTATGTTGTTATCTTGTTTGTGTCAATGTTAAAAGCCATTTTATTAAGTATTACCAGTTGCTGCAACTTCCACAGTTCCAGATTCTAAGTGATTTGTTAATTCTTGATTGAGGATCGTTAGCAGTCTTTGAACTTGTAAGTTTGGCCTTCATCCCACACATTCTAGAACAGAATGAATTTCTTCTTTTACCACCTTTAGGCTGAGGAGCCTTTAAGTCTGACCCAGGGTTCTGACTTTCGTAAGACTTTCTGCCTTTTTCGTTAAGCCCACCTTTTGGGTTTTTACCTGCTTTATTTTGCCAAGCTGCCATAGTCACAAAGTTAATTAAAAATTGTTATTCTTTTGAAGATTGTTGTGGAGTTCCTGGAGATAAATCTTGGCTACGGTCAAGAACAGTATCTGTAAAGGTTCCAGCTAATAATCTTAATTCTCCTTGCATCATTCCTTGAGTAATACCTTGAACCATATCCATAGGCATTGGGAAGATATCTGAACCTGAATAGCAAGGCTGTCCTGCACAATCGATGAATTCTGCAACCTCTTCTGGGTCTTCGAATATTCCACGTACATTGACATAATCAGCACCTTTTGGGTTGAGGACATATAAATAGTCTTCAATCATAAATGCTTTTGGATTGCTTTTAGTAAACTTTTCAGCTGAGATGTAATTAGCCTCATAAGGCTTAATCATTTGTATACGTCCTAATCCTGTTACATCTCCTACATAAGTAATAGCTTCTTCAAAGTTAAATCTGACTGTTCTTGGAATTTTCTTTACACTACGATATGCCGGACAACTTAAATTAATATTGCAGCATTTAGAAAGATCTACTTTCTCTAATTGTACACACTTTAAGTCTTGTTCTAAGTGACGAGTTACTAAGCCATTTCTTGCATAGTCCCTACGTATAAATACAGCACGATAGTGCTTAACATTAAATTTGATTTGGCTCAAGGATATTACCTCATCCTGTGAGCTTCGTCCACCTCTAAATAGATTTAAGAGGTTAAATGAAATTTCATCTAAAGTCATCTTTCTGTAGTTTATCTAACATTGCTTTGTAAGTATCCTTCAAGTCCTTCGTCGTGATTCCAAATGAATGCCTGAGCTGCTCTGAGTGATCCGTACCCCATCTTTTTATGCCATTCATCTAATGCACATATTGAAGGGAGAAATCTTACCTTAACACCTCGGTATTCATTTACCTGTTCTTTGTGGTAATGCCCACAATGAGCTTCTCTAAACTCAGTTGTTGCAAACATTTCCGGTTGCTCAGTAGCCATTATTAGTGGCATATCAGCAGGTTTTTCATTATCTCCGTGGGTAAACATTATCATGTTTTTCCCATACTTGTAATACTTTCTAGGCATTGTAGAGTTATCTACAGTGACGTTTGGGTCGTTTCGATACCACCCTGCTAGAACGTCCCCAGCATAAAACATTCTCTCGTAATCATGGTTCCCCGATACAACAATGATATCAACTGGAGCCACATCTTTCAAGAAATCTACTGCTCTAACTATCAGAGTCCAGTATCCTTTAAATGATTCTTTCCATCCGATTACATCATGCTGAGGAGTACCCTTTGTTGTAGCCATTCTCATGCCGTCTGTATTCATCCCGTCGTTTCCGATTGGGAGAAGAATCTTTTCGATATTTAACCCTCTTCCTTTGTTAACCAAATCCTCGATTGTATCAAGGAATTGTTTCTCCATCTCTTCTAGGGTAATATCTGTTAACTTTCCATAGTGAATGTCAGGAAGAGAAATTTCTAAAGTAGACTTTGTTTTGTAGTCAACTCCTCTACCCTTAGTAATCACTCTAGTTCTAGGGCTGTAGCTGGCTGCAAATTCTTCAATATCTTTTTGAATTTCTTCTGCCGTTCTTTCATTTTTGGTAACTACAGAGAACCGTTGTTCTCCTTTCATGTTTTGCCAGTATTTAACGGAATTGACCATTGAGTGATCAATTCCGTTTTTATCTAAATACTGTTCAAACTCTGTGATAACATTATCAGAATCGTTAGTAAGTGTCTCAACTTTTACGACTTTTCTGTTAATCTCTCTTTGTTTTGCTCTTGCAATCTTTAATGCTGCAGCAGCATCTTGCAAACTAACCTTAAATTTTCTAGCTACTAAACCAGGCCCTTTCTTTAAGAACCATGGTCTGGCCGTTAATGTCTGGGTTAGCTCTAGTAGAGTCATTAACTAATTAGTTATAAATTTTAAAAATTAAACCTGCACCTTCAGTTGAATCCGTTGCACTTCCATTTTGAACTGCTAAGATAATATACTGACCTTGTCCCCAATCTATAGCTGCATTTGTAGGTGCACCATTAAAAGCAGTATCATCGTTGTACACCTGCCCACCAGCTTGAAGAAGCTTTGTACCTAAAGTTTTATCTACAAATGCAGTTCTTGATAATTGTACATACAAATTAGATGCGGCAGCTGCAGGACTACTTCCCAACAAAATGGCACCACTTAAACTATTGGTAGTATTTGCATATATACGTACAGTCAAAGTTCCACTAGTTCCGGTTTTAATGGCTCTAGCAGTTATTTCTATTGCACCTGCTCCTACTGTGCCTGGATCAATTAATATGCTACCAGTTATTTCATTAGTAGTTACTCCTGTAATAGCTGAAAACCCAGATGTCTGAGCATAACTTTTAATTTTAGTTACTGGAGAGGATGAAATTATTGTTCCCATATTACCAAGTATAAGCAATTAACAAAATTCCACCAGTAGTGTCATATTCAAAAGTCCCTGACGGAAATCTGTTTTCAGCACCTCCTGCATCAAATGATACTGAAGAACCTGCTGGCAATTCATATGTACCACCATTAACAGTTAATGTAATAGCAGTGGTTCCAACATTAGAGAATGATATACTGTTTACAGCAACTTCTAGTACTTCAGCACCGTTATCGTTAATGTTAAGGTAGCCTGCTTTTTTAGTTTGATTGTTTAAACCATCGTTTAACAATACTTCGACACCACTATTGTAGCTCATGTTAGTTAATTATTTTAATTAAAGTTTCTATCTGATCTGCTGATAAGCTTTCAGGGAGAAGTTTCTCATTAATCATCTTGAGCTCTAGAGTTACCTCTTTGTCAAGTTCAACGTTCACTTCTGCAATCTGCTGCTTACGAGCATTAATTTCATCCATGTGTTCTGCCTCCATTGCTTTTAAACCTTCTTCGTTTTCAGCCTGCATTAATTCTTGAGCTTTTCTTGACAACTCAATAAATGCTTCAGTAGGAGCAGCTTTCTCTTCTAAAAAGTCAAGTTCCTTTTTAATGACGTCACAATTCTTTAAGACGATCATTGCATACTTAACTCCTTTTTCTCCACGAGTTTCATGTAATACTTTGTAGATTTCTAGAAACTCACGACGAGTAGCAGTGATGTTCACACCGTACCCCTCTTCTTGTTTAATCACGTTCATAACTATTTGTTTGTTTGGTTTTTACTTATTTATTATTCAGCAGTATCATACACTCTGATCCACTTGTCTACACCGTTAATTTGTATTTTTATTGCTCCAAATTTAGCACTTGCAGAAGCTGTTGAACTAGAAATAGAGTTAGCTGATGCTGCTCCAGAGAATCCTACAAAGTTAGTGAATGCTCTTGTATTTGAACTTGCTTCTTGGCTAACAATTCCTCCAGTTCCTGATGTGCTGGTTCCGGGTTTTAATACAATGCTACCACCAGCACCTGTTCCAGTAGCTTGCCCAGCATTTATATTAATTGTACCTGCATTTCCATTTAAGCTTCCTCCTCCATTCAATGTAACTCCTCCACCAAATCCTGTAGATGCAGTACTAGCTCCTCCAGCAATATATGTAGTTCCTCCTGAACCAGTTCCAGTAGCATCCCCTGCATTAATTGCTACATTACCTCCAGCAGTATTTAATCCTAGTGCATCTGCTCCTTCAATAATTAACCAGTTTGGAGTAGTTACTGATCCCATTGAAATATATTGAATAGTACTTCCATTAAGAGCAATACTATTATTTACATTAAGATCTGCATTATAAAAAGCAGTTGGTGTCGAAGAACCTATAAATACTCTACCTGCAGAGTTAATTGCAATACCTTCATTTTGAGCATCACCACTTAGCCATCCTAAACCGTAGATGTTGTAACCAGCTCCGTTTAAGTTAGCAGTTAACGTTGTCAAACTTGCAGCAATTGAAATAGATCCTGAACCATTGGTTACAGTTACGTTAGTTCCTGCAGTAATATTAGCTAATACTGGAGATAAACCTGTACGTCCGATTGGAATTTGACCGTTAGTTGCAGCTCCTAATGCCGTTAAAGCTGATGTTCCATTACCTACAAATAGGCTATTAGCTGTTAAAGTAGTTAGGCCAGTGCCACCGTTAGCAACAGGTAGTGTTCCTGAGATTCCACTGGTTAAGCTTACAGGACCTGTAATAAATCCTGATGTAGTATTATCACAAAGAGATAAATCAATATTAGCAGGATTTACTTGTAAAACAATATTGTTACTTACAGTACTAACTGATAACAAATTATCGAAAGACTTAATTCCTTTGAAATTTAAAGTATTCTTATTTGTTATATTTACATATAGCAGTTCACTACTTGTCCCTATTGTATTAAAATTTGGAAATAAATCTTGAATTAACAGCTTATAGTTAGCTGCTGTTCCGTCTGCTAAAGGAAGATAGTGAGTAGCTCCTATGCTTGTTTTAGCAATTAATGTAAGAGAACTTATAGGTAATGACATGTTATTCTAATTTTATTTTTGAAGAGTCTTCTAGGTAAATAAAGCTCAAATCTTCTAGCAATAAATACGGTGTAGTGTCTACTACAGGTGTTGTTGCAGTCGAACTTGAGGTAATACAATCTTTACAAAAATTAAGTGTAAAGTAATTTACGAATGTTTGAATGTATGGAGTTGTACCTGATGGAGTTACACTACCTGTGTAAGATACTCCTGGCATATCAGCTCCATTAAATACACAGTCTAAAGATGACGTTGCATCTTTTCTGTTTAGAAGATAAAGAACTAATTCTAGTTTTTTAAGTTCTAAGGTTGAGCATTTCATACCTCCTACAATCTTTTTGTAGAAGCCAGTACCTTTAGTAGCAAGACATAGCCCTAAAGTGCTCAACATTTGGTCGAACGTTACATTATTTATTCTATTTGGAACGTACCCCATATTCCCTGTTTAACATCCACAAGCACAAACTTCTGTACAGAATTCTTTGGCTTTGGTGTATTTATTAATTGCATCAGTTACATTGTTGTTAATTGCACTGTACTTAGCAGATTCTGCAAGTAAGTGAACTTTTTCTGCTCTATGCAGATCCTCATCACAACGATCACAATCACATGTGCAATTAATTGCATCATTTACTAGATTTGCTATACAACAATCTAGTTCACAGGTTCCTACTGAATATTTTTCAAGACTTACAGATGATCCGTTTAGAGAATCAATTGTAATAACTCCAGTAAAGGTTTCATTGGCTTGTACAGATGTAACTACCCATTGCCATGTTGTACCACTTGTATTAGTCAACGTACCAACAGTAGTTGAATTAAAAGTAGTAGTAGTAATCTCATTAGTAAAATTTGCAGGAGTAGGTTGTCCTTCAAATACTGCAGTTAATGTTTTGCAGTCAGCAGAGATTGTAACACTGGTAATGGAGGTAATAGCCATTGAAGTTAATTTGAATGTAAAGATAATAAAAAGTAGGGGATTTGACTCCCCTACTTTTAAAAATAGATTTCAGATTAAGAGAACAATTGCTCAGAATCAGTACCACCAGTGTAACCGAATACAAATGCTAATTCACTACCAGTAGAAGCTCCAGCATAAGATAATGCAGTAGATCCAGTACCAGCATAAATACGAACAGTATTTAATTCACCAGCTTTAGCAATACCAGTGCTAGAAGGCCAGCTGTGAGCATACTGAATCTCAATTACATCATATTTAAATGTAGGTTGAGCAAACTCAGGAAATGCAAATGGAAAGTACATACGGTTAAAGTTACCATAACGAGCACGTTGCTTCTTCTCGTCACCTAAAGCTATTAGATAGTTAGAAGCAGCAGCACCAGCAGCCATAGTAGCAACAACACTAGTAACAAAGTTGTTAGTAGATCCATCAGAATACTGAGCAATCAAATCAAAGTCAACTCCGTAGTGACGAGCAGTAAGAACTAATGTGCTAGTACCACTTGTAGCAAAGATTGCATTCAAAGTTGGGTTAGCAGCAATTGCAGCTCTAATGTAGTTACCAAAAGCAGTGGTATCAGCATAAGTTCCAGCAGGTACTTCAATGTTGAAGATCATACGACCTGCAGCAAAGTTACCAACTAATGGGAAAGTGTAACCACCACCAGACAAGTCATTACCAGCAGAAGTAGGAGCAGCAAAACTGTTATAATCGGTAGGTGCAGTACGAAGTGCAATACGAATCATCACAGCCTTAGAAGCAGTTGGAAGTCCAGACCAAGTGATTGTTTGAACTTGTACGTTAGGAACTACAGAAGTCCACTCACGGTAGTTGATACGTTTGATGTCTTTAGTGTCAATGATAGGAGTAGCAATACAGTTACCACTAGGCATTGTTTGAGTAATTTGAATTCTCTTTCTGCCCATCATATTAGTTGTTGCAGAGAAGTTAGTTCCAGCGTCTACGTCCCATACGTTAACGTTTGATGCAGTCACTGCAGCATTGTTACTGAAGGTAGTAGTAGCAAGCATGTCAACGTTGTTAGCGATGAATACTTGATTTAGATTTTGAGGTGCCATTTTTTAAAAGTTTTAGGCGTTTAACACATTAATTTAATTATTCACTCTCGAATGTCTCCATTGTTTGAGTTTGATACCTTGGGTCTTGAATACCTTCCAGTATACTTTTTACAGCCATCTCAACTATTTCATGGTGAGTGTGAACAGCTAATTCACATCCTACTCCATTAGTATATGAGATTTCTACAGGTTTCCGAATGTATTTTATTTTTACAGTCGGTACTACAAATTCTTGATCGGTGTAAACATCGATGTAATTTTCTTCTATTGTATATGTGGGCTCTTTGTACCAAGCTCTATTGAATGGATCGTCCATCATATACAAAATATCGTCATGTTGTCCAAATGAAGCTAAGCTTATCCTATAGCTTCCTGTTGGATACGTTCTAGTTGTCTTAGTAATTGTTTCAGTTACAGCATGCTGCACATAAATTGCACTAGACATATCACCTGGTAATATCCAAGTTGATTGTACTGAAACAGGATTTCCACTTCCCCAAATTGTACCATCCCAAGAAGTATTAGTTAAATAAACTTGGTTGCTATCTAAGTATGGGTTTTGTTGTGAAGTAGCTCCAGCTGTTCCTTCTGGGAAAGACATTGCAGGTCTTATACCAAAGTTATAGTTGTTGCTATCGTACAATTGATCTGTTGTAATGGTTTCTCCGACAGGAAGGTTCATTATTCCCTCCCAATCTCCCATTGAACTGCTCCATCTGTCAAAGGTGGTTAACACATACCCAGGTGCAGGAGGAGTTAAATCAATTCTAACACCACTTACAGTATTTGATACTGGGACTATTAAGCTATTAATGTTTACATTGCAAGTATAATAAACCTCAGCTCTTACTGATACTAAAAACAAATAGTCTAGTGGAAAGGTATACCGATCCACATAGACATTTGAATAATTTGAAGTATAGACAAGACCTTCACTTGTAGTAGCGCCTGAGTTTTCTACTAATAAGTTACGAAGGTCGTCTATTCTTTTCTGTGACTGCTCGAAACCTTTCCCCAAACGATTAGACGTAAAGTTGAATCTTTGCTTGATGAATCTCATCATAGCAAGGTTTAACTCATGGTCTATCTCCTGAGGTAACAAGTTATCAACCTGGAAGGATGCAATTTTTTGCACCCCTTGGTTGACAGCTATATGCATTTCGTTAACAGTCATTGACTAGTTAGTTTTAGTGTTGTACTTCTTTCAAACGAGCTCTCATAGTGTTTACTGCTCCAGAGTTCTTTTTGTTCTTGAAGTATATGATTGTATCCTTAATGTCCTCTCCTAAAGTTTCGTCTTCAAAGATAACTTGATTTCCGATTCTTCTAAGAACAGAGTGTTCAACCATTTCTTCAATTTCTGCACGTAGTTCTAGATCTGCATCTAAAGCATAACGTAAGAATTTCTCTGGACTAGCTTCTTTAAGCTCGTACAAATTGTTTTCGAGTTCAATTTCAGACAATCTTGAAGGATCTCCTGAAGTTAATACTCTTGTAATTGCTCTCATCTTGTCGAAGTTTCCAGTAAGCTTGATAAATTCCTTATCAGCATCCTTTTTAACTTGGACTCTAGCATGTTTCTTCAACAAGTCTTTAGCTGGATCGTAGATGTAGAACTTCTTTTCAGAGTTGCTTTTCATCTCTTCCTCATTTGCTGCCACTTGTCTATGCTTTTTACACCATTGGTAATGAATAAAATCCATTACATTCTCCGGCATTCCATTTTCATCTGTTGCAATGTTTAACTCAACTCCCTCGAAAGGAACTTTTAAGTTTAAACTTGCCCAGAAGTCTTTGGTCTTCTCTGGCCATTTCTCATGTCCAGGTGGTACATCAATTACTTTTGAGAGAATTTTGTTTTCTTCTTCTCCATCCAATCCTTTGAGTGGCTGACGGTTCACATAAATTGAACCGATTTTGATCTTTGCTCCTGCTCGGATCTCTTTTGGGAGGTGATTTAATACCTCCTGTCTTCTAATAATAACTGTTTTCATTTATTGTTCTTTTTTCTTTATCGTTAGGGTAAAGAATAACCTAACATGTTTTTATATTAAGATAAAAAGGAGCAGGCATTCACCTGCCCCTTTTTTAGTGCAAACCAAACACAAATTACGATGCAATACACTTAAGATCTAAGCTTGTATCGAAACGACGAAGTAAGATACCAGCAGTCTTAAGCATATGAACAGAAGCACCGTCTATATCACTAGCACGGCTATCGTTAGCAGTAAATCCTTTTGGAACTACTGAACCAGCAACACACCAACGAAGTAACTCACGACCTTTTTTATTGATCATTTGCAAGTTGTTTTCTCCGTCATAAGTTGATTGGTCAACGAATACCATACGGTAAGACTCAAGTGGAAGACCTGATACTGGGTGCTTTTGAGAAGCTTGAGCAACAGGACCGTGATCAAACAAGTGAGACTTAACTACATTCACTGAGTAACCATCAACGTGTTGGTAGCTAGTGAAGTAACCGGTGATTCCCAAGTTACGACCAGATCCAGTGATGAAGTATGGTTGAGTTGTTTGTAGGAAAGTGTTAGCACCATAGTAAGACTTAAGAGCTTTGTCAAACTCACGAGCTCCACCAATACCAGTGTAAAGGGTAACTTGCTTGTCTGTAGCATCAGTCATACCATAGAACAAATCTCCAATTGTTTCTTCAAGTTTAGTTTGAGTCAACGTAGAGTAAGTGTCTTTGTTGATGATTTGCTCAAGAAGACCAGGACCTGAAATAACTGGCTGACCATTCTCATCCAACATGGTAGAAGTACCAGATGCATCGTGAGTTTTTTGACCGTACCAGTAGTACATTTCACACTCTTCTTTGAACTTCAACATGTGACGGTACTCTTCGTAATCCATCCACAACTTAGTTTTGCTACCCTCTTTCAAAGGAAGTTCGAATTGTGCAACATAGTCTTTAGCATTTCCAGAGAAGTGGTAAGACTTACGGATAGTTCCAATCTTAGAACGAACTAAACCTGGAGCAGTCCAGTTAGAAGCATTTCCACGAGAGAAATCTACACCTACGTTAGCATACAATTGACCCCAAAGAGCACCAGCAGCTACGTCAGCAGCAGGAACGTTAGCAGTATCAGGAGATACGATTTTCAAAGTATACTTCCAACCACTTCCGTCTGCAACTGGCTCAGCCATGATACGTGCCAATACACCTGATTGAGAAACAAGAGTGTAAGGGAATACGAACCATTTGTCTGGGAAAGTTAAGTAGAAAGGAGCTCCACCTGCACCAGCAGCTGCACCCAATCCTACAACAACAGGACGAACATTAATTTCGTGTGTTTTAACACGGTACTCATACTCAAAACGATCGATAGATTTAGTGTTTCCAACACCTTCAGTTAAGAAAGACAATGGGAACTTCTTTTCTTCACGACCTGCTAAGTGAGTAATAATAGGAGATAACTCCTCTGGACGTTCCATAAGTGCATTAACCAATGAGTTAGTATCGGTCATCTGACTATCGTTATAGTACGTCTTTAAAACTTGCATTACTGACATGATTCTTAGTTTTTAAAGTTAATTTGCGTTATTTTTCAAACAGCCTCTTTACATCCAGTTGGTCTGGATCAAATGTTTTTATTTTTCCTTTCTCAGCCTTTCCGAAATTCTTTACTCTTTCTTGATTGCTTTGAATTTTTTGTCTTAAGTTTTGAGCACTTGCTGTCTTAACTTTAGTTGAGATGATATCAGTCAACTGAAGTTTCTTATACATCAAGTAATCTAATGCTAATTTAGCATCCATTTCTGCAGAAGCATAGTCCATATCTCTTTGGGTACGGCCCTGCTTATCCATAGGCTTAGAGATGTAGTCAAAGAACTTTGCCTTTTCACGGTCTGGAATTTTAATCCCAGCAAATTCTTTTCCTTGTTCAATTGTAGCTGCAACACTCTCCCAAAACTCTTCAGTTTGTTTTTCTTGTTGCTTTTGCATCTCTCTTTGACGAGCTACAATCTCTTCTCTTTCTTTAGCCTGCCCAGCTGCAAGATGTTTTTGAGCATTTAAAGCTCTGTCGTATAATTTGCCAGAGTCTTCGTAATCCTCAATCATATCTTTGATGAAATCATCATCGTGTCCTTTTTCTCTCAAGTATTCCGTTAGGAACCCTTTTTGAGTTCTAGCGTCATCTCTGTCAATTTGAATCTGACCGTAATCCAATGAAGGATTGTAAGTCTGAAAGAATTTGTCAGGGTCTCCACCAGCAAGAACATAATCAAGATGTTTCTGCACAGTTGGGAACTGCTCGAACAATGCTTGCAATTGATCCTCTGCAATCTCTTTAGCAACATCCTTAGTGAACTCAGCTAATCCTTCTTCAGTATCAGCATATTCTTTTTCTAATTCATAGCCTAAAGCTTTTGCAATTGAATCTGTGATAGATAGTTCACCATCATCTTCAATGTCATCTTCTTCATCATCATCAGAGTCATCAAAGACTCCTCTTTTAGAAGAACGTCTCGAAGCTGGTTCATCATCATCAGCATCATCTTCTTCATTATCATTATCGTCATCGATGTCGTCATCTTGATCTTCAAGATCGTCATCATTTTCAATGTTTTCAGCTTTATCCTCTTTTGGATCAGCTGCCTCAAGACCATCACCAATAAAGTCGTCGAAAGTGATGTCTGAGAAATCTAATTTGTCATTTGGTTTACTCATAGATACAAAGTTATTACTTGTTTTCAATCAAAAAGCATAAATTTTATTTTTATACTTTGCTTTATTATATCACACTCGTCGTTTTCTGCCTACACAAGTGTAACACTTAACTCCTCCTAATTTCTTTTCTTTTTTCTTTTTAGGGATATCTACTCCTGACATATTAGTTGCACCTACGACTCTAGGCTGACCTTCCTCGTCGGCTACATTTTTCTTAGTCATTATATCCCCTTTCCTTGGAGCCCATGTTAGTTGGTTTCCAATTTCTCCAACAGAAATAATTGGCTGTTTTGAATATTTTTCAGAAGGTAGTAAAATTGATGGATCGTAATCTGCCAATGTTTTAGTAGAATCTGACATAGCACTTTGATTAAAATACCCTATAACTGCAGGGTCTAATCCATATTTAGAGACAGCTTTTTCTGCCCATTCTTTACCTTCTTCACTAAGTTTTCCAGTATAATTTGGATTCTTAATTAAATTACCCTTTGGGCCTAGAATATACTCTTCTTCAAGTAATCCTTTGGCACCAATTTTTACAGCCCTCATTGGAAGGTCTCCTACTCCTTCACTTCTATTAAAAAATAAATCATTTTCACCCATATTTGTAGGATAACTTAATGTTTGCCTACGTTCATCTATAGTACCTTCCGTACGGTTTTCTTTAGTTGGTTGTCTTTTCCACATTGTTTCTCTAAGATCTATTTGAGCTCTTGGATCATTTGTGGGGAGAAGTTTACCTGTTCTAGGATCTGTTATCTGTGCTAATTTATTTGCATTGTAAGCAGCATAAGCATCTTTAATTGGATCTTCTTCAGTAAAGCCACCAGTAGCAAATTTAAAACGAGTTTTTCTCATTCTTTCTATAAAGCTTGGTTTGTAAGTACCGTGAGCTTTCTCATAAGTATCTACTTGATTTTGAAGCTCATCAGTATAGTTACCATACTCTTTTTTAGCTTCTCTTTCTGCTTGACTCCATTCTTCAAGTTGATCAGGCAAATTAAAAATATCATAAGCTCTTTTAAGAAACCTTGGAGCCTTTATTATTTGCTGGAATCCTTGTTTAATTAAAAACTCTCCCGTTTCTTTATTGGCTCTATCCTCTTTAGCTACTAATCTTTTATCATCTGGATACTTTCTATACATTTCTTTTAGAGCTTCCTCACCTTGTCTTCCATTTTTTAAAAATTCAAAGATTCCAGGATTGTCTTTATTTCTTAACTGACCACTTTCTAGTTGCTGTCTAAGTTCAAGTTTATTTTTAGCTTCTTGATAAGCTAACTCATCTTGAAAACCAGGTTCTAGCATTTTAGGGACTGGTGCATTTCTTGTAGCTTTTATTTCAAGAGTTGGAAGAGTGTAAGATGGAGGATCTGTTGTAAATCCACCACTAGCAAATATAGCTCTGCCCTGATTGGGCCCTGATTGCCCTGATACCATTCCCATTGGAGAGTCTTGTGACTGAACTCCGATTGGAGCAGGAGGCTGAGGAGGAGTAAAGTTAGGGGCCGGAGTTGGGGAGCTTGGAACAACAGGCATTTGTGGTTGCATCTGTTGTTGAGGTTGTTGCATTTGTTGCTGAGGTTGCTCTAGCCCAGACTGTTGTGCAGCAATGTTTGACATTTGCTGTGCCTGTTGCATTTGTTGTTGCTGTTGAAACTCAGCAATTAAATCTCTGCCTTGATCATAGTTAGCAAAGACATCTAAGATACTGCCAGGATATCCTACAGCTCTTGCTTTATACAGTAGCTCTTTCCTAGTAGCGTTATCCATAAGATTTATGACAAGAATTTAAGCTTATACTTAGCTGAATTTAAAGTAGACTTAATGGCATCTAAATCATTTACAATTTCTGTGTAAGGCACAGCATCTTGTAATTTAGAAATTTTAGAATGAAGTTCTTCAATGTAACTAATTGCCTCTTTAACACTTGACATTGCAGGGGCACAAACATTTGCTGGCATATCTGCAGGATACTTTGGAATTTCTCCAGTTGCACCTTGATAGCCTTCTGCAATATTATCTGCAAGTCCTGGTAATGCATCATACAATTCGTTAAGGGCTTTATGAGCAGCATAGCTTCCAGGTCCTGTGATTGTTAAGTGTAGAATGTGAAACTTAAGTGTTGCATCTAATAATTCTACTACTAGCCCAGGTATGGTTGTTTTCCCTTTAGCTGAGGCCATTTTATCCATGTACTTCATTATTCTGAAATTTGTGAGTTAGCTTTAATTTCTAAGTCTCTTTCTTTTAAAGCTAATTCTTGTTGTTTTAATTGGAAATCTTGCATCATTTTTTCAAGACTTGCACTAGAATCTTTGTCTTTAGACTCAGCTGCAATTAATGCTACTTCAATTTGAAGTTGACGATCTTTTTCTTTATCAAGAGAAGCTTGCTGAGCAATTTGCTGTTGCATCTGAAGCTTAGCTTGTTCTTGTTGTTGTAATGCTTGCTCTTGAGCTTGTTTTAATTGTTCTGCAGTTTTTTCAGCTTGAACAATTTTATCTTTAATTTGACTTAAGCTATCTGACTCGTAAATAGCAATTGCTGCAGAAAGTGGAAGACCATTTTGAACTGCTGCTTGAGCCAGCCCTTCAATCTTCTGTTTTTTATCTACATCTTTACCTGCATCAGATACAAAGATCCCATACTCACTTTCCATGTGTGTGATTGGGTCAATGTCTAGTTCATCAAATGAACCATCAGGCATTACGTACGTTGCTTTTTTACCGTTAAGCCAAGCTTCTTTCGAATAGTCAAGTAAACCCTGTAATTCTCTCTGCTCAAAGTTAGAAAACTTCCTGAAGATGTCTTCAGTAATGTGAGAAGATTGAACAATGGATTGCTGGGATGTGGCCTTTCCTTCATAAGTTCCCATTTGCCCTTGTCTCTGTCTTGTTACCCCGGAAAGCTTTTCCCATTCTAACATGATAGACTCAAGGAGAGTTAAGTATTGTGATATGGTCTTAATTGACATATCTAACACTGACTGGTGTTGAGGAGACAATTGAATTCCTTCCTTGTTATAGTCAACCCAAGCAATACCTGTACCTTCTACATAGTGCATAAACTTATCCATGTCCCAGTTTTTAGGGATCATGTTAATATCAAACTGAGCTACGATGTCTTTACTTCTAGCAATTGCTAATTCAAGACGGTACTTATAGATGTTATAATTAAGCTGATATGGAATACCAAGACTGATTAACGACACGTTCTGTGAGTTGATGTCTGAGTATTTTCTTCCATTAATTGGAAGTTTGCAAATTGATGGGTTGTCTAAACTGTTTCTTTGGTTAACGTAAGGTCTCATTTTAATGTAGTAAAGACCATCGATACGTGTACCCTCCCAAACTTCGTTAACCCATTCCCATTCCATTTTGGCTCCAAGATCTTTTAACTCTTTTGGCATTTTGTAATCTTCATCAACATCAAATGTTTCTTGATTACCAGTGTTAGGGTCATTGTAAACAACAAACCCAACTCTCTTTCTTGATTTCCAATATACCGTTACAACTTCTACAAGTCGGTTACGGTAAATGTTATCATCAGCTCCAGCTGCTTCTGCACGGTAAAGTAAGTAAGCTTGTGCTGCTGTATGTGTTGGAGTTTCTAATTGAAGAATTTGATCATCAGTTAAAAAGTCTCCGAGATTATCTATGATTGTAGAAGCATGTGCATACTTTCTAAGAATAGCCCAGTCACCATCTTCTACGAAGTCAATGTCTGGATCTTTATCAAAGTCGACATCTAATGGATTGATAACTTCGTAGAAAGGTTCGTTACGACGTACCCCTTTGTGTGAGTAGCATTCCCCAGTTACTAAGAAGTGGAAGAATTGCTTTTGTAATTTGTCGTAAAACTCTGTGAAGTACATAATGTAGTTTAGAGCAGCTTGCCCTCTGATTGCTCTAGAGTCCACATAACTTCTATTAAATTCTTCTTGTATCTGCTTTGGAAGTGGCGGCTCTTCAGCTTCCATTCCTTCAGGTAATTGCCCTTGCTTAGCTAACTCACTTAAGAACTTTGCTTTAATGTTTGTAAGCATTAATTGTTTAAGTGTCTCTTCTTTGATGCTAATCGAATCAGAGTTTTGCACTGTAACAGTGAACTCTAATGGACGTTTAGATTTTTCTCCTAATAGAAGATCGATAACTGGCTTGATGATAGGATAGTTACGTAGCTTTGACGGGAAATTCTTTCTAGTCTTTCCGTAAGGTTTAAGTACGTAGTTGTAATCCTCTTCGTCAATTACACCATTGTAATAATCATAAAGAGATTTAAGATATGTACGACGTTCACTAATACCAAACTTAGAAAGATTGATAAATGCATCTACACATGATTTCTGCCAAGCCTCATTTTTTTGAGACAATGGAATTCGTTGTTTTGGGATATGGGCTTGTCCGTACATTAATACAAAATTAGTGTCGTTTTACTTACGGGTATAAAGATAATGATTTTTAGTTGATTATTTATTATATCTCACTTAAGTATTAACCGTAGTTTTTGTCAAACCAGTCATTTTTTGAGTTGTCATGGTCATCAAACTTAAGTTCCTTATTGTATAACTCTCGTGTGTGATACATCCCAATCATGAATGCCATGGCACGGTCAAAGTTGCCCTGCCTATTAAATTTGATTAATTCTAGTAAAAGTGCTGGGTCATAAATTTTGTGCATATTTAGAGTTACGTCCCCATCTTCGTTTACCCCTCTACCACTAACTAACCAGTCACGAATGTACAATTCACCTTGAGCTTTACGTTGTTCGGTCATGTGCATACCGTACTGTCGTTTTACCGTCTTACTTCTAAGATCTCTTTTATCCAGCATTTCGAACTCTTCCTGTAGCATATGCATTTTTCTAAATCGTTTTGCATAGGCAATAACTTCTCCTCGGTCATTCTCAAATCCAATCTTTGCATTGTAGTATTCAGCCAGCATAAATAGATTTCTATTGTAGTCATCTTGGGTCTGAGGCCTTCCGACATACGAAGCCACAATGATATCATCAGGCTTAGAAATGTTATTCGGTACTTTGATAACATATGCTGCACCGAGAGATGTAGCTGATGCTGACTTTCCTTGTGCATATGGGTCATGGCAAATTATGTATAAGTTCTTTGGGGTAATATCTTCTACTTCTGTTTTAAATGGAGGTTCGTAGATAACTATGGCCCCGGTTAAGTTGTCGTCTTTTCTATGTGGGAATTTAACAATAGGTTTAAGGTTGAAGTCAGGCCTGAAGCTAACTTTACCTTTACTATCGTAATACATCTCACCTGCTACTCCAATCTTCTGAAGATCGTTGGCAATTACTCTATTGTACTGTTCTTTTAAAGATGATACGTCAAAAGTATTTGCTGTAACTTGAAGTGTAGCTTCTTGTGGAGTAAACGGCATCTCGGCAATGTACTGGTCAAAAGCTTTTGGGTCATTACCTTTCTTTTTCTTTTCCCTTTGAGCTTCTTCGTAAGCAATTGCTTCGTCGACTAAGCTATTGCCATTCTCGTCAATAAATCCATCTAAGTTTTTGTAGATGGGGACAAAATAACCGCAGGTAGTTCCCATAGCCCCAGCATCCCAATCGTTTTCAAATCCAAGGCAGTCATAAGCTTCAGGGTGGTAGAACAATTCTTCCATACCTTCAAAGCCTGGACCTTCTTCTCCACCTGTTCCAAATGCAATCATTGTCCCAAGAGTTTTAGAACCCTGTCTCATTGTAGGCATTGCTACCTCCCAAGCTTTTAAGAGTCCTGCAAAAGATCCTGCTTCTTCAAAGAAGATCAGTTCACCTGCTTTACCACGGATTTTATCTGGATCATCTTTAAGACTGACACCGATAATCTGTGATTTAAACCCTAGAGTTACATCGGCTCCGTTTACATTCTTTTTGTATCCAGATTGCTTGTGCATTTCTCTGTCGATAAGTCGAGGTTGAGTCCAAGCTGTATTGTCATCTATGAATGAGACAATGTCCCAAGCTTTAGACAACATTCCGTCCCCAGTTAAGTATTGCTTGTCAGAAGCAAATACAAAATTCTTAGAATTCCTAATATGGAAGTAGTTACGGCAAAGCATAGCTGCAGCTTTGTAGGAGAATCCTTTTCGACGAGCTTTGAGAACCACGAGATGTTTGTTTTCCCTACGGGCCTTGTCAACTGAGTTAAAGTATTCGAAGTCACCGTCATAAAATGCTGGGAAGCTTCTATCACGTCGTGAGATAATTTCACCATCAGGTTGTTCTTCATCTATAATCCTATCTATTGGACAATAATTTAGGTAAAAGTAATGAAACCCAGAAATTTTTACCCCATTAACTTCGTACCCATGCATGCATCTATGTTGCTCTTCATCCCAATACTCATAGTACTGTTTTGTACCAGGGAGAGCATCGGTATAAAAGCCGTACTCAATGTAATGAGATGCAGCTGGGGCAAATAAATGTGTGTCTTTAAGCTTACTCACTGTACTTATTAGTTTTTACTCCTGCTCTGTTTGGACTATCCTTGGCTTGCTGCTTTTGGATCAATTCTTCTAGTCTATCTAGGCCTTCGATTACCTCTCCAACCTTTGACAGGTTTGATAGAAGATCCTTTGCTTGATACAAAAGCTTGCCATTGTCGTCTAGAGCTGTAAGGTCAATTGTTTTAAAGTATTTCTCTAGTTTGTTTACAGACAAACGTGCAGATTTAAGAAGTTTAGTAGCATGAGTGTCAGATAAGTCTCTGTACTTGTCTACTCCGGCCGTTAATTTAGGGGTTATCTTCACCCCTAAGTCTTTCATTAAAACTTCTTGACGTTCTTCATCGTCATATGCTGCATAACTAGATCTGTGGTCCACAAAGAAGTAGATAAAGCTTAGTTCTTTAACTGTAAGCTTTTCGAATTCAGGGATTGTCAGGGCATACACTGATGGTATGACCATGTTATTATTTACCGTTAGCAAGTCTTTCATTCTTCCTTCTTTTTAGTTCGTTTATGTGGGCAATTCTAGACTTCTTTGCATGAAATTTCCCAAAATATGGGAGCCTAATTGTTTCAAAATCTCCAAGCTTGATAATCTTAGCAGCATACTTGAATTGGTGGTATACCATATCTTCAACTTTTGTAAGAGGAAGATTGTACTTAGTTGCCAGCTTCTGTATTATCGTCTTTTCTTTCATTCTTTAATTTTAAAGGTTTTCCGTTCTCTCCAATCTTAATTCTTGGCCATCTAGATGGTTTATCTGGACAGTTCTGGCTTTGCCATGCACCTTTAGATTCTACCCAACATCCACACAGACTGCAACGTCCGTCTTTCTTTTCGTCTAAGACTAAGTTTGGGCATGTGTTGCATGCATCCATTCTCTCTAAGAATTGTGCTTCAGTTACAGGTTTCATTCCTGAAGCTGCATGCTTGATTACTGCTACTGTAAAGTTAGCCAGCATTTTAAGTCTTGATGGTAATTTACTCATTTGGAACTTCTGTTAATTGCAATAATACTACGTTACCTTTTCCATCCTGCACAACTGATAAACACATACCCTCCATGTAAAAGTATGTAATTACTTTGTTTGAGTTTAGTGTAATCATTGTGGAAGTATGTTGATTTGCACTGGCTCTTTCTTAAGTAGTGGAGCCAAGGCATATCCGTTTGCTGTCTGTACGATAGCTTTCTTATCCTTCAATCGTTTAACGTAATTGTTTAACGTATTGTGATCTTTGATTTCCATTGCATCTGCTACTTTCTTTTTGTTGGCAGGAGAGCATAGGTTTACAGTTTCACTCAAGTCAATTAGGTTGGCCAGAACTCTCAGCTCTGTGTCTGTTAGTTCTAGAATTCCATTAAACACTTGGAGGAATTTAAGAGTGTTGTTTGTTTTGATGTTAATCTTCCTCATCTTCTTCTATTTGTTTTCCGTTATCTAAAAGCTCAATCTTAGCTCGACCATCAACAATACGAACTTTGCATGTTGTGGAGTATGAGTTGAATTCGTCTAAATGCTCGTCAATGTTTTCTCTTGTAATCAAGAAAGTCAGGAATACCTCAAGCTCTTTTGCAGCTTTTAGTAATCCTGTTCTTTCTATTTTTGAGGCTTGGGCACCTAGTTTCAATGTCTCATAGTCTTCTATGGTCATTGTAACTGTTCCTGTCATTTTACTATCCCAAGAACGGCCATTGATTCATTAATCATAACGTACTCTGAGTCATTCAACTCAACGATTACTCCATCACTAGACGGATGAATGTAAACTACATCCCCAACTTTGCATTTGCAATCTGGACCTGCAGCTAATACTGGAAGTACGTTAGAACGTAATTGTGATGCTGAACGATCTGATAAGATGATACCTGCATCTGTAACTTTTTTGTCCGGCTTTGGGACTACCAACCAGTCACGTGTTGGTTCGAAATTTAATTTTTCCATTTGTTTTGATTTGCTTTGTGCAAATGTATAACAAATAGTCTTATATAAGCAAACTTTTTATTTAACTAGTGCAATTACAGTAGTAGTAAGGAATACAGCAGTAGTTAACACAAATGCTCCTGTTGAAATTTTATAAGTAGTAAGTTCTCCTTTTGTATTATCAAGTTCAAGATTTAAGTTGTCGACATCTAGCTGTAGTGTACCAATCTTTTCAAGGTTTATTTTATTCGAATCCTGACATTTAACATATGAGTCAGTTAACGTCTTGATTGCCAAGTCTTTATCTGCTAATCTTATTTCATAGGATTTAACATTTTGATTTAGCAGGAATTCACTTTTCTTACAAGCATCTAAGTCTACCATTGCTTTTAGCAAAGTTTCTTCTTGCTTAGTTGTAAAGAATACTCCGGCCTGGCCGTTGTAATTAATTCTTTGGGGAGTAAGTTGCCCATAGCTGATCACGTTCATTGTTATCAGCACTAGAAATACGACCAATGACTTCATCTCTGTCTTTTTTTATGTTAATGATTAGGTTTGCATTTGCTAGTATCTTGTATTTGTTGATACTATCGTTGAAAGCTAGGCTATCTATAGTGTGCATTGTCTTTATTGAGTCAATTTTGAGCTCGTACAAGTCTGCTATCACTTTTAGTTTAGCATCTGCCTTGGCTTTTTCTTCTTTACTAGCTTGTAGCTGGGAAATTAATCCTATAATTAATGCAACTAGTATTGCTCCTACTACAAATAGTACTCCTTGTAAGGAAATTACTTTATTGTTCTGATTGCCCATCTTGTTTTGGTTTTCCGAATACTTTTGATACGTTTTCTACGGCTGTAAATCCCATTCCTGCTCCTGATAAAATCAATAATCCATCATAGATAAACTCTGGACAGATGTAAATTGTAAATGTTGACACATATGCAATGACTAAGCACGTCAAAAGAGCTAGGAATGACCCAACTCTTTTGTAGCTTACATCTCCTTCAGCAGAGAACATTGATTTTATCCATTTTAGCATTAGAATTCTCTTAGTAATGTATAAGTAAATGCTTTTTTACCCGATGTCTTACAAGAACTAAGCAATGTTTTGAACTGTTCGGGATCATCTAACACTTGGCAACCTGCTGACCATTTGTCTATAAGTTTAGAAATAGCCGATGGGTTAGCACGGTGAATGTTAATACCAAATAAACCGGTATCTTCTTTACCCTGTTCTTCTGCAGTATCATCTTTGTCACCATCACGGTATACAGTTACAGGTTTACGTTGCACTAATGCTTCATATTTACCTTGATGCAAGCCTAATTGATAAGCATCTATATATTGTCCTGGCTTGAGGACTGCAGTTCCCTTAGGATTTAGCAAATTCTTTAGCCAGTGAGTCCCAGGATTAGTAGTTCCTGAAAATACGTACATTATTGGACCTTTAATCAAATAGAAGTAATCATCAAACTTGTTTTTTTCGTTAGCTGCCGATCTCGTTCCAATTATATGGAAGGCTGGCCACTCGTATCCAAGTTCTTTGAACTTGTTTTCTAATTCTACGTAAGAATATTTTCTCATTCTGGTAGTTTTTCTTCATTAGATTTTTGCTCTTTAGCTAATTTACTAAAGAATTCTAGTAGAGGCAATCCAAATTTGGTAGGCATCTCCTGGATAAAAGCTTCAAGCTCTTTAACTTGTGTTTCGTTAAGTGTAATCATAATATTTCTGTTTGTACAAATGTATGATTAAAAACTTACGACCACAACTCCTATTGCATCAGCAACACATTGCTCTACCCAACTGTTGTCCTCTCCCCATAGAAGGAATTGTTCAGGAGTTAGCGTATAGTTACCATTTGAAAGAACCTTTGAAGGTTCTGTCTCTGTACCCTCTGTCTTTAGTTCATAATAGGTTGTGCAAGTTGTTGCATCGGTTGGAAAGTTTAGGATGAGTACACTCATTTCTGTTGCTACCCCTGCGTTTAGAGGGAAAGTGATTGGTTGAATTTTAGCCATTGTTTATATTGTTTGTTTATTAGAATAAATCGTTCCAAGTGCTACCATTATAACAGCACAATTTGTTTGTTGTTGTATCGTAAACTACTAAGCCCGCAGCAGGCGAAGCAATAGCGTTCTTTTCAGTTGTTGTCATTCGTGGAGGTAAAAAGCCTTTTGTAGTGCTGTCTATTTGAAAAACAGACGAAGAGTTTAATGTTGTTGTGTTAATACCAACACCTGCGCTATTAAAAACTCTTAAATTTGCAGTGCCACTAAATAATCGCATTGTGGTTCCTGAATTTCTTCCTATTTCTAAACCTTCTGCTCCAGAACCAGTTCGGTAAAAAGCCCCAATTCCTTGAGTGTACGTGAAAATATCAGCTCCTACTATAGCTGAATTAATTGTCAAGTTCCCACTCACCCTCGTAGTTCCATTCACATCTAACTTGAAACCATTATCTGTTGTTGTGCCTATTAGAACGTTTCCTGTACCTCCAAAAATTACTTTACCATTACTTGTTTCAATTGCTCTAAAGTCTGCCGCTGCCGTTAGCGTTGGATTGACATAAAGACCTCTTGTAATTCCATTTGCTCCACCTGTTTGATTGATTGTTTGTTGAAGCGTCAAAGCATTTGCCACTCCTGTTCCACTTGTTGCTGCAAAGGTGTGTGTTATTCTTTGAGTATCATGTGTTCCTGATGCAAATGTTAAATTAGTTTCAGGCTTAACAATTAAGACCTGAGCTTTATTTGTAATCGTTTGAATTAAAACTTGTGTACTATCCGCCCAGTTCGCTTGAATTGTTATATTTTGATTTTGCTGAGGTGATATAAGATTGCATCTTA